GGCTATTACCAACTGTGATAGTAAATACCTTGAAACTGTTTGCATAGTACATATTTAACAGTATTTATAGATATAGAATGAACGAAATTTTTAACACATTAAGAGACAAGTTCCCATTTTTGAGCCTGATAAGGAAGGGCGAGTTGGAGTATGTGGGCATAGTACAAAACGAGGATGTCAATGTGATCAGTTTCTACGATTACGGCAGGCTCATGATGCCCCAGGACAAGATGAGATTCCTAAAATGTGGTGAGACTTGGTGGCATGAGTCTAACAGGAAATTGCCAATCAACATATTCCTCAAAGGTGAATTCAGATATTTTAGGTCTACTCTGGTTACTCTAAATTCCAAAGACGTTGAAATTGTCCATGGTCCAACAGTGAGACTATCAGATATTTCTAAGAAACGGGTAAAGAGACGTACTATCCAACTAGTACGTAAACCTACTTAACAGCACTCAAAAAAAAAGATCGCTGTCTGCGATCCCATTTCAAACTTATTCCCTTTTCAAGCCAGATTGCTTGCCAGTATGGCATTTCGTCTTTTATCCAACGAGAATCCAGTTGGTCTTCTTTGTTTAGTACTTTGACTCTGTGTTTGCTTTTATTCTTGAGGTAGTCTGAAAGCACGGCCGACAGAGGAATTATGGTCAGTGGTCCATCATTGGGTAGGTCTACTATTTGTGTTTTGGATTTTTTTTTGAGCTTTTTAGTTTTTTGATGTTGCATCAAAACTATATTTAGCCTTTTGTATCAGATTCATCTGCACCACTATGGCCTGTGCGTATGCGACAGCGTGGGACTTCTTGAAGAAGTATGATCCGTCAGTTGGACGCACCCATACTTCTTTCATTATGTCCACCCAGTCTTTGTGCATGAGGTGTCTCTTGGCAGGACGTATAATGGCCAGCACGGCCGCAAGTTGTTCTATGGTCTTTGGTTCCAGTCTGGACACGATGTCAAAATGACCATTTAGGTGGAAAAGGGTTTCTACAATTTTTGGATCTTTCAACATGTCCCAATCAGGTTCCTGTATCATTAGTTCTACTAGTTCCTGCTCAGACTTGACGTCCTTGTAGATGTTTACGTTCAAGCAATCGATCTTGAAGTAGCCTCTGTCCTCTGCTTGTTTGTAATCAAGCGTTGCGTGTCCTGTGATAGGATGTTCTGGCACTGCGTGGAAGTAAACTCCAGTCTTGTGTTTCTCGCTTTTACCGTCTTTGATCATTGATGCAGGTGTGTGTTTGAACAACTTCAGTGTGTTGTCTCTGTCATAAAAATCTATATCTACATCAGGCATTAGTGTACACTTCCTTTTTCTTTCGAGTCATGTTTTATAAATTCTTCTTTGGCCCCCGGTGACAACAGTTCCACAACATCAAGCATTTTCCTGTAACCTTCGCTGTTCCTGATCTCTTCGTTCATCTTTGGCATTATGATCTTTCCTATTGCACCATCGGGTTTTATAGTGATCGCCATGTCTCCGTCTTCGAACTCTAAGTTCTCTGCAATTTCTAAGTTTACTTTAGACAATCTTGGCCTCCCTTGCTGTGTCCTGTACCAGCATAAGATCCGCCGGATAACTTTTCAACTTGCTTGGCCAGAAACTTGGGTTTATAAATTTTTCTATCATTTGTAGTTGTTCGTCGTTGAATGATTTTAACATCCTTTTGCCTGCGTTGCAACCTAACAGCAACCAAGGACTGATCTTGCCTTGCTGTATGTGTGCCACTGCTCTGTTTGTGTTGACCAATCTGAAGTAGTCTGACCATTGTGCGTTCTGTTCTGTAGCCCAGTCCATCATTGTGGTTATGCTCCTCTGTAGTGCCGCCTCCACTGGCTCTGTCTTGAGTGCCTCTACAAGATACAACTCATATAAGTCGTCTCTAGACCAATGATCCAGTTTTACTTTTGATTGGAGCACATAGTCTATGTATTTGTCTGGATACAATGGGTTGATGTGCATGATGTATCTACCAAACTTTACAAACGCATTGTAATAAGCACTCTTCACGAAGTCGTCGTATGTCTTTGGTTTCGAGTTGTGTTGGTGTATCTGATAGAATCTTTGAAACACCATGAACGCATTGACCACCCATTTTTCATCACGCTGTAGGTATCTACGTTTGGGTTCGCACAAGTGTACCTGTAAGGTCCTTTCCTTCGCAAATTCCTTGCCACAGTATGTGCATTTATTCGTTGATGCCATGTGCTTCAATTAACTCCTCAAGTTCTCTGTCTGTTATAACCTTGTCCAGTGTTTCCAAATCGGATTCTTTCCACGTCGGATATATTTCCTGTAACTTTTTTAAACTCTTATTTGGAACACGCTTCATCGGCTTCATCCACGGATGGAACTGCTGTTGTAACGCACCACACATCGCGGTCAATATCCATAGCAGTTTTTTGTGTTTGCCTAACGTAAAGCAGTGTTTGTTTACACACTCGTTTATCATCTCTACGTAGTGTTCTACAAAGAATCTATCCTTTGATGAGACATTCGATACATACCTCATCAGCATGTATGGTGAATACAAAGATTTCTCTTTGTCATCGATCCTGTCGAAGTAGTCCTTGTTACGGAAGTCTACCGCTTTGAGTCCGTTCCTTAGATCAAAAAATTTTCTATTTTTTTCTGCTGGCATATTTCAATCCAAACATTGTACATTCTTTTGCTGTTACAAAGGTTAATTTTATTTTATTGTGCATGTGTTGTAAACCTGAAAGTTTAAATTTGTTTTCCTTCATAAAATCAAAAAAGTCATGCATCCAATTTTCGTCCATCCATACCGCAATTTTGTTGCTGGTTATCATTATGGGCGCATCTATGATGATTGTTCGTCTACCAGACTGAGCCATAGTCAACTTGCTCGCACTGTCTTGATATGTCCTTTACAAAGTAGGCACACATGGGTCTGCGTCCATCAGTCAATGGGACGGCTAGCATCTGTCCTGATTTTATTTTTGGGAAGTACCACTTCACCTCTGTGTAAATGTCAACAACGTCTATTGGCATGAATTCTGGTTTGGAACTTGACAACGGGTTAAAAGTGAATGCATCGAAACCTCTGTCATTTAAACTTGTAATGGGTAGTACGTGCATTTCTGATTGTCCTGCTTCACCTATCAACATTTTCCAATCTAGAGGCATTTTTATCTTGTGATCTCCTATTTCCAGCACCGCCGCGGGTGCGTTGAAACTTTCCAGGAATATCAAAGGTATATAGAAGAAATCCGGATTGGCAGGATCTGAATTGTCCAGCACTGCGAATCGCAACTTCTCATCTACCCATTCGGGTATTTTTTCTAACTTATACGTTCTGTCATCAAGTGTAAGGATTTTCATAATTTATCTTTTCTATATTATACGGATAATTGGCCTCTTTGTAAAACTTTTTCCTTTGCCCTAGATGTCTTTTCGCAAACTTGCAACTGCTGGTAATGTCCCATATCTGTACACTGTCCTTGTCTTCTGCTTTCCTGATGCCACGTCCTATACTCTGTATGACCCTGACAAAAGACTTGCCTGGCTCTATAAGGACAAGATTAAAAATCCTAGGAATATTAATGCCAACAGCGGCAACTCCATATGTGGCAATAATAACTTTATTCTGGCTAGTAGATACTTCATCATATTGTTCCTTCCTGTCTGTGTTTTTAGTTGATCCCGACACGAACACTGCATCCTTGATTTTCTTTTCGAGTATCTCGCCTGCTGATATTCTGTCGACTAGTATCAACGTGTTTCCTGAAGTTGCTATATCTTGTACGGTGTTTGCGACCCAGGACATTCTGGTTGTGTCGGTTGTTAGCCATTTCAATTCTTCCCCATAAGTTTTGAACTGTGGATGATCTTGAGTCTGTAAAACGTTGACATGACAGTTGGCTAATACACCTTTGTCTTGTAATTCGCTTGCCTGAATCCTGTTTGCAACATCACCGATACTACATTTTAACCCCATGAATTCATAATCTGCTTTTGGCACTGTACCCGTGAGTCCCCAACGTATGCCGCAGTGTGCAAAGGGACCTGTGAGTAATCTTTTCAAAACATCTGCTTTCGCCATGTGCACCTCATCAATTATCACTGTGTTGATGCCTTGTATGGCTTCTAGGAAATCTGTTGTGTGTTCATCCTTACTTTTCTTTTCAAGCACGTTCAGTGATTGCCAGGTTGCTATTGTGTTGAATCTACCCAGTTCCTTCCTGTCTCCGTAGTACACCCCAACATCGAGATTACAGGCAAGGAAGTCTTCTTCCGTCTGTGTGACCAAACTCTTGTTTGGTACTATGGTCAGTGTTCGTCCGTAAGGTTCTACTAACTGGCAAAGTGCCGCTGTTATTATTGTCTTACCTGCGCCTGTGGCTATCTCTTGTATGCATTGTGGATTCTCGATAAACTTGTTTATTGTTTCTACCTGATAATCACGTAACTGTATTGGCTGTCCTGCACAAGGATGTGTGTCTGGCCATGTGATGTGTGCAAGGTAATCTTTATCTACTGCCTTGAATTGAAAGTTGTGTTGTTCTCTACGATCTTCAAAATCCACGTACACTCCGCCGTCTTCCAATATCGGTAGGATCTGATCCACGAGATTTAGATACGTTGTTCCTCCGAGACCAAAGAAACTGACCTTGCCATCCCATCTACCTAGTTTCACAGCAGGCAGGTGCCTCGCATAAGGGATCTCGTATTTGAATTTATTGGAAAGTCTCTTCCGCCATTCGAGGCTTAGGTTTTCGAACTTCACGTTGACCTCGTCTTTTATTACTAATTTACAACTGCTCATTCTAAAGTTTTATTATAATATGATCATGCCAATCCCAACTACTCGGTTGATGATCACTATAATACAACTTTTTTGGAAGATTTTCAAGAAGTCTTTTTAGGTTATCAGTTCCTGTTGCATAGTAA